GACGGCCACGTATGGCACGTCATCATGGCCGGCGACCCGGCCCCGGTCGCCCCGAAGGGTACCAAGGTCGCGAAGCCCGCCAAGACGCCCAAGGCCAAGCCGGCCAAGAAGGCCGCGAAGCCCGCCGCCGAGGACGGCGAGGACGAGGGCGAGGACGACGGCGAGGAGGAGGCCACCAAGTCCGTCGTCAAGAAGGCGTACAAGGCCAAGCTCATCCGCGCCAAGGTCAACGGCCGGCGCATCCTCGACTCCGGCGACGAGGTCGCCCTGCTGCTCCGCCCGCTGTCGCTCGAACAGGTGTTCTCGCTCGTGGCGTGGTCGTTCACGACGGCCCCGACCGGCGAGAAGGACCGGGTCCAGCTGGCGCACTCCGGCCAGAACGGCGCCGAGGGCATGCGGGCGATCCGCAAGGAGCTCAAGGCCCGCTACGTCGGCCGCAACCCCGGGCTCGTCCGGATGTCGCTCGGCAACATCGCCCGGCACCAGGTCGACATGTTCGAGGCGGCGATCCTGACGTCGTACCTCGACGGGAAGCACGAGGGCCTGACCCCGGCCGATGCGCCCAAGGCGCCCGCCCCGAAGGCGCCCCGCGTCAAGGCCGAGAAGCCCGCCAAGGCGGCGAAGCCGGCCAAGGCCGCGAAGGTCGAAGCGGGGGAAGAGAAGGCGTAGGTTCCTCCGAGGAAGGAGGGGGGCCGGCCCCGGGCCCCCCTTCCGTCCGTGCCCGAAGCATGGTATAATCGGGGTGTAGGACCATCACCCACCACAGGAGCCAGACCATGATCAACCGCGAAATCCTCCGCGCCCTCCGCGCCGATATGGACGCCGCCCTCGCCGCCGTGGCGACCAAGCACGGCCTCAAGTCCCTCACCGCCGGGCACTGCACCTTCACCGAGTCCAGCTGCGTCTTCAAGGTCGAGGGCGTGGCCGTGGGCGGCGAGAGCCCCGACGCCCGCCGCTTCCGCGACAACGCTCACTCCATCGGCTGCTTCCCCGACGACCTCGGCCGCGAGATTGCCATCAACCGGACCCGCTTCACCGTCAGCGGCATGGGCTCGGGCGGCGCCATCTTCATCGCCCGCATCCCGGACGGGAAGATCTTCCGCTTCCGCGGTGACCTCAAGCGGACGCTCGGACACGCCGACGCCCCCTCGACCGCCTGGACCGTGGACGCGTGGATCCACCCGGAGGCCGGCGGGGACGACCGCCGCGTCGTCTGGACGTACCCGACTCAGCCGACCGACGCCGACGTGGTGGCGCGGCTGCGCAGGGCCGGCAGCGCCGTCAGCGCCGTCCTCAACGACTACCTCATCCGCGACCCGGACGGGAAGACGATGCCGAAGGTCACCCTCGCCAAGGCGCCCAAGGTCCCGGCCCCCAAGGCGCCCGCCGCCCCGGCCCCCGACCTCGACGCGCTGTACATCCTCGCGTCGGACGCGGCCAAGCAGCCGATCGACGCGCTCCAGACCAAGTACGGCCACCTGAACCCGGGGATGCAGAAGATGCAGCTGACCGCCCTCGTCCGCAAGCACACCAAGGAAGCCGCATGACCACCCGCACCCAGCTCCGCGCCACCTGCCCCTGCTGCTTCGGCACCTGGGCGCTGATCAAGGCCGGCATGTCGCAGCACGGCTACACCCGCGAGTATGGGTGGAACCAGGGCGCGTGCTACGGCCAGGGCAAGCCCCACTTCGGCACCCCCGGTGGGCGCGACGTCGCGGCGAAGCTGGCCGACAGCCTGGAGAACTGGGCCGAGACGCGGCTGGCGTGGGCCGGGGAGGTCCAGGCCGGCCAGCGCGACGACCTCGTCACGGACTACAAGGGCAAGCTCATCGCCAAGCCGGAGAAGCGGCACCGGGACGCCAGCGCGGCCCGGCTGCAGGGTCAGGCGCGGATGGCCCTCTCCGACGTCGAGCGGATGCGCGAGGCCGTCGCCGGCTGGAAGCCGGCCGAGCCGGTCCCGGTCGAGGTAGAGACCAAATCCGGCCCGACCGTCCACGCCGTAGGGACGTACTGGACCGGGCGCTTCAAGCGGAACATCGGCCTCTGCGTCGCCTCGGCCTACGCCGCGCAGAAGTTCTTCTCGGCGACCACGGACGACCCGGCCAAGGTCACGTGCAAGGCCTGTCTCCGCGAACTGAACAGGACCAAGTCATGAGCCTCGCCCGCTGCCTCACCAACCCGTCCCTCACCCGCGTCCACGGCGAGTGGGGCGACGGCACCCTGAAGTCCGTCGTCGTCGAGAACGAGACCCCCGAGGTCACCAAGGTCTGGACCGAGGGCGTCTGCCTCGGCAAGATCCTCCGCGAGGGCCCGCACCTGTGGCTGGCCGTCCCGCCCGAGAAGGAGGGGGAGGAGCGTACCCGTCGCGGCGGCAGCTTCAAGACCCGCGACGGTGCTGTCGGCCAGCTCGTCTCCGAATGGCAGGCCGTACGTCGGGAATTGGAGCGGGCAGCATGAGCGGCTCCCATAGGCTGGCCCCGGACTCCCTGCTGTTCTACAAGGGCGTCGGCGGGTACGACTACGCCGTCAAGGTGCGCGGGAAGTGGTATTGGGTCGGGCACGGCCCCGGCAAGCTCGACGAGGTAACGAGAATGGTCGAGGCCGCGAGCCGGGTCATGGAGCGCGTCCAGGGCGTCCCGCCCAGACTCCAGAGGATCTGGGACGACCACGGCATGACGCACGGCGCCCTCGGGCAGCACCTGCCGCAGTGGACCCCGGCGGTGGGGGTATGAGCAACCCGTTCCGCGACAAGACCATGCGCCGGGAGTACGACTCGGCCGTCCGGGCGTACCGGACTCGGTCGTCGGCGGTGGGTGCCTTCTTCGACAAGGAGGGCGCCCGCCGCCCGCCCGGCTCCACTTTCGCCACGTTCTTCTGGCATGGCTACGACGGTGTCAGCCCGGGCCGGTGGGACGCCGCCTCCCGGAAGATGGTCTGCTACGCCTACTGGCGGGCCGGTCGGGACATGGCGCGGGAGTCGGCTAAGGGCGAGTCCGAGGCCGACGTCTTGCGAAGACGACAGGAGCAGGAGGCGGTACTTAGTTGGGGACGGGCCCGGCCCCGGGCCCCCGATGGGAGAGCAAAATGAACGGACCGACGAACAACAAGGACCTCAACCGCGCCATCCGCGACCTGCTGCGGAGCGGTTGGACGGACGAGACGGGGAAGAAGCACGTGAAGCTGAAATCTCCCGTCGGCCGAACGGTGGTGATCGGGCGCACCCCGTCCGACCACCGTACCGTCCAAAACGTCATGGCGGATATCCGCCGCGCCATGGTCCAGATCGAGGATCCGAAGAAGGAATCGCTGTGGCTGACCCTCGCAAACCCGATTACGTCCTGAAGGTGCTCAACAAGGAGACCGACCGGAAGGGAGAGGTCGGTGCCGCCTGGAAGAACAACAACGGTAGCATTAGTGTCCGGCTCAACCCCTGCGTTATCCTGACGTCGGACGCTGCCCACGTTTACACGCTGTTCCCGTATTCCGAGAAGGCCCCGGGGCGTAACCCGCTGCGAGGCGAGCCCGAAGACGACCTACCCTTCTAGGAGGAGTTGACTCACACGTATTATCGTATCACCCCCGTAGGACCATCACCCAACAGGAGAGAGCGATGAGGACATACGACGTAACGATCACCGGCAAGACCCCGCTGCTGATGCACTACGACAACATCGAATGGGCCGACTTCATGGAAGCGTGGAAGGACGACCCAGCCAACAAGAAGCTGAGCAAACCCGGCGACGACCGTACCCCGGCGTGGCGTTGGCTCGGATGTACGTACCACGACGGCGGGGCGCTCGTCGTCCCCCAGACCAATATCATGAAGTCGCTGATGGAGGGCGGCGCCATGGTCCCGGTCCCCGGCGGCAAGAGCGGCAAGACGTTCAAGTCGCAGACGCAGAGCGGGATGATGAGCGTCGAACCCGCGTGGCCGCTGCTGATCAACGGGCAGACCATCCGGTGGGCGGACTTGGAGGCATTGAAAGACGAGCCGTCGTTCGCCCAACACAAGCTCTACGCGGAGGCGCTCGGGTTCGAGTTGCTGGTGAAACGCGCCGCCGTAGGAGCCAACAAGCACATCCGGGTACGCCCGCAATTCGCCGCCGGGTGGCAGGCGACCGGGTCCATCGCGGTGTGGGACGACCAGATCACAGACGCCACCCTGCGCGATATCTTCGAGTACGCCGGCCTCTACAAGGGTATCGGCGACTGGCGTCCCGGCGCCCCCAAGAAGCCGGGACCGTACGGCACGTTCGAGGCCACCATCCTTCTGCAGTAATGCCCCAGGCTAGGCGGGGCATGGCGGGGTCCGGCAAGGCACGGCCTGGGGTCTATGACCAATTTATCAAATGCGTTTTACACTGAGAGGCGCGGCGAGGCTGGGCGTGGCGGGGCTGGGTCTGGCGGGGCATGGGGCTTATGGCCAAGAATCTGATTTTACTGCATCTGGCGTGGCCAGGCTAGGCACGGCGGGGCAAGGCGAGGTGAGGCAAGGGGTCTATGACCGAAGTAACGAAGATGGTCCATCACCGTAGAAGAGGAATCCATGACCGATGAACAAGCTACACGGGTAGAACACCTGCGGCCTGAGGAAGGGCTGCCGATCAAGCCGGACGTCGACTTGCTCTTGAAGACGTGGCCGGACCCGAAGGTGGGGGACATCTTCCCCTACGCGGAGATCGAGCAGCTCCTGCGAGTGGAGTGGCGGAGCGCCCGCTTCCACACCGTCACCTACGCGTGGCGGACGCGGATGCTCCGGGAGAAGGGGTGCGTGGTGGAGTCGTCCCCGGGCCGGCACTTCTACGCGGCCGACGCCGTCCAGGTGTGCAGCGCCACCCACGGTATCCTCCGCTTCGTCGGCCGGAAGGCCCACCGCCAGCGCAAGAAGCTGACCGTGGTCCCGCACGACGAGTCGCAGCGCCCCGTGGTGGAGCACCAGTCGCGCCTGATGTTGGCTGTCGAGAGGGAAGCGAAGAAGCTGCGCATGAACCTGCTCCCGCCGACCGAAGTACCGGAACGGCCCAGGATCGGGCCACCGACTCAGCAGGATATCTCAAAGGCCGAATCATGAAGCAGGCTTACATCAGCCGCAAGTTCACGCCCGCTGTCCTCGACCTCATCGAAGTCATGAACGGTGTGGTCCAGGAATACCAGAAGCAAGGCTTCGTGCTGACCGCCCGCCAGCTGTACTACCAGATGGTTGCTCGGGGGTACTCGCCCAACACGGTGCAAGACTACAAGCGCATTGCCTCGACGATCAACGATGCCAAGCTGGCCGGCCTGATCGACTGGGACGCGCTGGAGGATCGGACCCGCGAATTCGTGCGCCGGACCCGGTGGGGCTCGGGTGCCGAGATCATGCGGGGAGCGGCCGAAGGCTTCCACATGGACATGTGGGTCGGCCAGCCACACCGCGTCTTCGTCATCGTGGAGAAGGAAGCCCTCGTCGGCGTCCTGGACCGCGTTTGCCGGGAATTCGACGTCCCGCTTCTCGCGGCCCGCGGCTATCCGTCCGGGAGCGTCCTCCGGGAGTTTGCCCTGTCCGATCTGCTGCCGGCTATGGAAGGGGAGCAGACTCCGATCGTTCTCCACCTTGGCGACCACGATCCGTCCGGGATCGACATGACCCGGGATCTCTACGATCGCATGGAGCTTTTCTGCAATGGGCAGCCTTTCGACATGAGGCGCATCGCGCTGAACATGGAACAGGTGCGGGAGGTCAACCCGCCCGAAAATCCCGCCAAGACCACCGACTCCCGGTACGCCGGGTACATTCGCAAATTCGGCCAGTCCTCTTGGGAACTCGACGCCCTCTCTCCGACCTACCTCGATCGTCTCGTCCGGGCGCAGCTCAAGGGCATCATCGACAAGGAGCCGTGGGAGGAAGCGACCTTCCGTATCGAGAGCACAAAGAAGCGCATCCGCGAACTGGCGATTGGATTCGAGTAGTCGTCTTTTCATGAGAGGAGGACGGACGATGGGCAAGTACCAAGGCAGGAAGTCGCTCCCGCGCCACAGCCAGTTCGTGGAGGACGCGATGAGGGAGGCTAGGCTCAAGGCCGACGTGATCCGGAGGCATCCGTGGCACCCGTACGCTAAGGAGTACCCGGCGCTGTACCCGGACCCGCTGTTGGCGAAGTTCGCCGATCGGTATCGGTCACACCTGTTCTTGCACGCCAGGATATTTCAGTCTCGGCGGGCTTTTACCGTGCTGATGAACAACCTGAACGCCTTCGGGGGTCTCGTGGAGGAGACGAAACCATGATCGAGTCGCACAAGCCGCCGCCGATGGTCGAGTTCGACCCGGCCGACGAGGATCACCTCACCGCCGCTGCACTGCTCTTCATTCACGGTCGGCAACACCCGAGACTCCGCTTTCTCATAGACCCATCAAGGCAGACAACGGTCCGGGAGCAGATACTCAAGGCCCTGCTCTATCACTACATCCCAAAGCCGGCTCAAGAGAAGGCGGCGACCATGATAGCGGCAGCCGCCTCCCGCGTAACGGAGAAGCTCGTACTCTACGAGAACACGGGCGCAGTGAAGGTGATTGGGGACAACCTGACCGATAAGCGCCTAAAAAGCCGTCGGCCGGTACACAAAGTGTCCTACGGGAAGCCGGAATGAGCGACCTGAAGATCGAGCGGGGAACACCGCCAAAGGCCGGCACGTACGTCGTATACGAGCTCCTGGCCCCCGGCTTCCCGTACCCGCAGAAGCAGCTGCTGCTCTGGCACGAGGGGGTGTGGTCGTACTCCGGCAGCGACCAGAATTACCGCGGGGAAGTCCTCGGCTGGATCGGACCCCTCCCGTCCCCAACCGCTGCTTCCCTCACGAGTAGCGAAGGCCCCCCACGCGACAGGAGACAAGGATGAACGCATTGCAGGACTACGTGCTTCGGAATACCGGTACTGGAGCGCCCGCCCCGGGCGGAACGATAAACTCGATAGACGCTCATATTTTTTCGGTGACGAAGATAGGCGGGGACGCCGAGACGCTGGCCTACCTCTGCCGCAATCACCGCGGTGGAGTGCGTTTCGCGTGGAATCTGCTCGACCTGCAAGACGGACAGGAGTACACCTGCCGCCAGATCACCCACTGGATTGACGATCAGAACTGCGCCCTGCGCCTCATGGCGCTCGGCCGTCTGCTCGGGATGTGGGACATGTACACGCCCCGGTCCGTCTTCCCGCACTTGCCCGAGGAAGCGGTGGCCGGGATGTTGCCCGACGATCAGGTCTCGATCCGGACTACGGCCCGGGCCGTCGACCCGCCCCCTCCCGCTCTCAAGCAGACTCGGGAGGAGTTCGAAGAGTCCCTCCGCGAACCTGCGCCGGTTCTCGGATTACCCCCATACTCAGAACTGGCGCCGGAGCTCTTCCGTGGCCAAGGAGGTACCTTCGGCGGTGCAGGATCCAGTGGGGGGTGGGACGATACGCCACGGCCGGCGACTCGGCTGGCCGACGTCACCCCGGCCGGTGCAGCTCTGGTTGCCACTCTGTTCGCGGACGAGGAGCGGGTGAAGGTCCCCGATCCGGAACCGGCGCAGACGCCGGACCCCGAGCCGTCCCGCGATTACGGCGGGAGTTCTTCGGATTCATCCTCGTCATCTTCCTACTCTTCCTCAGACTCGTCGTCTTCCCCCGATTCCGGATCTTCGAGCAGCGGGAGCTTCGATCCATGACCCACATCGACCGTTTCTACCTTGCTTGTCTGATAGCCGGAGGCGGCTCGGCGCGTGCCGATGGGTGGTGGGCATTCATCCTTACTGGGGTGGCGTGGTTGGCCACGGCCTGGACGGTACAGATGCTCATCGACAAGTCCGAAGCTACGGAGAAGGCCGAGTACACGAGACCAATACGATGATGATCCCGTCCGCGTATAAGGTGAATCAAGCCTTCGAGGCTTGGTTCAGTCTCCAGAAAAAGGAGCCTACGGTTGTGTACATCCACTCCGATGCCGCCGTGAAGGACATGATGCGAGAGGCCTTCCGGGCCGGGGTTGACGCCATGCTTTTTACTCCAACCGCCTTGACTCAGAACGTCGAGCGCAGTTCTCATCGGAGACGGGAATGAGGCGAGTAGCAATAGTGTTAGCCGCCTTGGCAGTCTTTTACACTTACGGCTACTACCTGTTCGGATTTCCTAACTGGGTGGATCCGGTGCGACCATGGCTGAGGTCCCGATGATCCGCCGCTACTCACCCGCCGTGCTGGTCGCGTTAGCTGCGATGGCTTCAGCTACGACTCTGGAAAATCTACCCTCCCTTTTGAAAGACGACCCACTCGGAAGCCGGAAACCCTCCGGTAATCCGCATCCGAAAGGGCACAAGAAGGGAAAGAAAGCCAAGAAGGCCGAGCGCAAGGCGCGACAGCGAGCCCGAGCGGGCTCCAAATAAGGCTGGTCCCCGGAAACCCTTGCGGGGCCGGGGACCAGTTGCCGCGACAGGAGGAGTACGCGGGCTTGACTTGCGCCGCTTACGCGGTGTACCCGGACACTGTGCCCGACTTCCAGTAGCCGGCCTGATTCACCAGCGTCTGGTAGAACGACGCCATGCCCTGCTGGTTGCTCAGGTCAGGCGCCATCCACACCGGGGTCGCGTAGAGCGGGACCCATTCGGCCAGGATCGCCGAAGCGTCGCCGACCGTGTAGCCCTTGAAGCCGACCACGTAGGTGTCCTGCGCCATCGAGGGCACCTTGATAACGGCGACCGTGCCGTCGCGCAGCGTACCGATCTTGTGCGGGCCGATCGGGGCGATGACGTCGGAGGGCTCGAAGCCGTTACAGTTGCGCCAGATGTCGGACGCGTTGGTGCCGGCCAGAACCCACGAAATCCCGCCGCGGCCGAGGGCTCGCTGGATCTGCGACTCGGCGTAGTTCAGCTTGAGCTCGATTTCCGCGTACCGCGCCAGACGCGAGTAGTTCGCGGGCGGAGTGGCGCTGAAATCCAGGTTGCTGTCATGTGCCGCCGAGGCGAGGATCAGGTTCACCAGATCGATATCCCGTTCCTGCTTGATGAAGCTCGCCGCCAGATTGGCCAGCGTTTCCGGGATGTTCAGGTTCAGGTGAGCCGACGCCGCGAGTTCCGCTTGGGTCGACCAGTTGATGCGCAGCGGGTGCGGCTCCGCCGTAATCGGAACGAGCGACAGGCGGATGTCCACCGACCGGATCAGGCTCGGCGTTTGCTCCGAGTCGTACCGGAACGAGGCCGTGACGGCCACGAGGTTGGCCGGCGGCACGGTGAACGTCGTGGCGATGGCGCCCGTGGCGTAATCCACCGTACCGACGATACCGGTGCCGGCGATCGCGCCGAGGCCGTTGTCCGTACCGGAAATGGTACCGGCGCGGATGACGACCGTGTTCGGACGGATCGGAACTGGCGTGACGCTGGCGCCGAAGTGCTGCTCGGAGTTGTCGCCCGTGCCCAGTGAGGTGACCGTCTTCTCCGACGCGTACGTACCGTCGGTGACATGCTGGAAGATCTGCTGCCCGGCCGTGACGCCCGCCGCCGAATTGGTGTAGACTGGCTGAACGAGGAAGATCTCGCCGTTCTGGCGGTCCATCGGCTGCACGTCGACGAGATCGTGGGCGATCAGGTTCGGGTAGAAGATCCGGACGAGGTCGACGACCTTCGGGACCAGTTGGCCGAGGGCCTGTGAGAACGTGGCCTCCAGCTTCGGGTCGGAGCGGACGGCCTCCATCATCCGCGCCTGATTCTGCATGACCATCAGCGTATTTTCGGCGATGGCGCGTTTGCGCGGGTCGTTCCCGTCGAGGTAGCCGACGAGGTCCTTGTACTTCGTCTTCCACGAGCGGTTCTCGGTGAGGATCGTCTGAACTGCCGCTTCGCGTTTCTTGCCTGCTTCCCTCAGCAACGTCGGGGTATCCATGATTTGATGTGTGTCCTGTGGTTTCGGGATCGAGAATGTGGGTGACGTTGCAAGATTGTGTGTTGATTATGGGGCCGGGCTTAGATGAAGCCGGGCACCCTGACTTCGCCGGACATGTACGCGTCCGTCATGCCGTTCTTGCGGGAGATGGGCTTCTTGCTCACCTCGTCGCTCGGCTTGACGATACGCACGATCCCGGACTTCGGATCGGTGAGGCTCTCGGTGACGGTGCCCGCGGGGGCGGCCGGCTCGGATTTCGGCGGCAGGGTAATGCCAAGGGACTCGACGGTAACACGCCCCTCCTTGATCGCCCTGCCCGCCATGGTGACGAGCAGCCCGTACGACTCGCGTAGGTCGTTCCGCTCCACGAGGGCCTTGGCAGCTTCCTTGATCGCGATACCGTACTTGACGCGGTCCTCGGCGGCGATCGCCACGATGGCCTCGTACTTATTGGCAAGATTCTCCATGCGCCCCTTCGCCGAACGGGTGACAGCCCGGTCACGGGCAGCCACATTCGCCGCCGTGTTATAGCGCTTGACTGCCACGTCGAGCTTGCCCTGGACGACCGAGAGGGACGCAGTGGTTGCTTCCAGCTGCTTCCGGGTGCGCTCGTTTTCGGCCTCGCTCTCGGCCATGACCTTGCGGAACAGGCGAGCGGTGCGCGATTGGCGTTGGATCAGGTCCTCGACCTGCTCCGGAGTGTAGGTCTTGTTGCGGGCATCGGCCGAAGCTGGCGCAGCGGTCTCACCGAGAATGTCCTTCTTGGCGATCTCCCACACGTTGAACGCCTCGACGAGGATGCGCGGGTCGCCTTTGTACTCGGCCAGCTGATCCTCGACCGCGGCTGCCCGGCGGAACGCCGAGATCTTGTCCGGGTCCGCCTTCATCAGCGTGGCTTGTTCCGTCACGTACTGCTTGATGTCCTTGGTACCGCTCATGTTGACGCCCCTGTCTCTGTTGGTCCCACCTTTGCTCAAGGTTCCGGCCGCTTCCACAACTTCTGCGCGGGGCCGGATTCGCGCTGATGGTTGCCCGACACAGTCGGTTCCGAGGTACTCATAATCTTCCATGATGTTACCAAACGGATCTTGGGACCCAAGGCCCCGGATAGACACACCGAATGCAGCGCCGGCTTTGGTCAGGGCGCGTAGATTATTGCCGTTGTTGGTTTCGAGGATCAGCCACTCATTCCACAACGTGTTGCCCTCGATCCATGCTTTCGTCACCACATGCGAGGCGAGGCCCGGGGTGACCCGCGGCGACTCCGGGTGCTCGTCTACCGTCGAGAGGAGTTCCTTGGCTTCGAGGGCTGGCTTTGCCCTGTCGATGGCAGCTTGCATCACGACCGCGCTATACTTTCGGCCGTTGTCGTTGAGCTCATCCAGAATAGTAGCGGGGATCTTGACTCGGATCTCGTCTCCGGAAGTCTCGACGATGTACCCCCTGCGGCCCGTGGACTCCTTGAGCTCCGTGCTCTGGGGTCGCACCAGCAGATATTCGACCAAGAGGATCTTCGCCATCAGCTCACCTCGAATCTATTGTGCTTGGTCTTCACTCTGTCTCTTCCCTCGATTGGTCCAAATGAAAGGTTCGGACTCCCAACGCCAGTAGGATAAAGGCCCGGAGGTCGTTGGGAGCTTGATCGAATACCGGGGCCACTCCCGATAACTTGGCCATCCTGCCGGGTGGTAGTGCCGTCCCGACCGCCCCCAGTACATCCGATAATTTTCGGTTCGCTCTGGTGAATTCCCTAAGTCTGGGTAGATCCTCGTAGTCCACGGCGGAGAGTCTCGTCTTCATGACTTCCTGCATGAACTCACTAAACCTATCCGCGTAATTTTGCTTCAGTGGCGAGCTGACATCAGCATCGACTTGAATCCGAAAGCTGATTTTTGGAATGCCGCGCTTCACGCTATCCGACATTTCTCCAAGAGTCCGGTGTAGATCGGTTGATGTGTCCGCCACGTATCCGTAGATCCAAACCTCCGTGAAAGGTCGATGCCCTCCATCTGAGGTACCTTGTCCTTTCCGAAGAACAGTTCGAGCGGGGTGCCGGTAATCTCCAACAAGTTTGCTAACTCCGGATTCGTGATCTTGTACGTAGAATCGATGGCCTGTCGCACGTTGGTGTAGTTATTGACGAGCTCGATAACGTCCTTGTAAGTTTGAAGAAGCTCGGATGAGATGTACGGGCTCTTCTTGAGTGATACCTTGATCTTGACCTTGGAGATATCGGCTCCGAGGTAGAAGGCCAGCAGCGTCAGACGCTTTTCCTCACCACGGCAGTACGCCTCACCGACCGGGATAAGCGTCCGAGAGAACTTCAGGTCCTGCTGCCGAAGGGAGTACGGCCGTGTCTGCGTGTCCGCGTTCTCGGCGATGAAGAAGCCTTTCGGGAGCCGGGACGCGTTGTAGTACTTGTCCCGGAAGTAGTTAACGTCCTCGATGTCGGCGGTGCCGATGGATGTCGAAAGTCGCTCGACCTTGAAGCTGTCAGGGAGCCAGAGGTAGTCGGTCAGGCCCATATCCTGATTCCGCGACAGCCGCTGGTTGTTGGAGGTGTTCAGGATGACGCTCTTGACGAAGTTTTTGAGCATCGACAGCTTCTTCAGGACGGAGGTGACGTCCCCCGTCCCGGACGGCACCATCACGGCGATGCGGTCCAGCTTGTTCGCCCGAGTGATAGCCAGCAGTTGTTCCAGGACCGTCAATTGTTCCCACGGGACACGGACCTTCTCCAGGACCGACATGCCGTAAGGGAAAGTATCGCGGCTCCGGATTGACGTAAAGGAAAATTCCCACGGATTATACTCCCTTCCCTCCTGGTAGTTGGTCGCCGTCTTGGACGGGGAGAGCTTGTAGATCTGCTGCTTGTAGTACTGCAGCTCGTAGTCCGGACTCTTGACGTAGGTAACGACGATGTCCTGCGGCCGGAGCGGCCGTTCGATCCTCGTCCCCCTCTCGACGGTCGCCTCGTCGAGCCGCAGGAAGTCCTCCCCCTGTCGGCCGGTGATGGTATAAGCGAAGTCGCCGTACTTACCGAGGGAGCGAATGTCCTCCCGGGCGGAGTCGGCGAGCCCGTTCAGGGAGAGCGTCTCCTTGATCTTCTTCTCGATTTCCGGGTCCGAGATTTCCACCATGACGGAGTGGTCCGCCGTGTCGGTGATGTTCAGGACCTCGTCGGCGTAGGTGTCAAGGATAAGGGCGCTCTCGGCCCCGCTGCCGTCCATCCGCTCGTACGAGGCGATACGGGTGGTCCGGTTCTCGGAGTGCGCCCCCACGTTGTCGAACAGCTTTGACCAGTGGCTGGCGAAGCTCGGGATGTCGGTAATGTTGACATCCCGAGGAAGCGGAATAACGTGGCCCTCACGGTCCTCCGCGGCATCATAGCCCATCGTGTCGAGGAGCTTGACGATGTCGCGCTTGCTGACGCCCTGATTGGGACTATCCTGGCGAATGCCCAGAATATTCCTAAAACTGAATCTAGCCACGTTCTACGCGCCTCTGAAGGAGTTACTCTTCGATGCGTTTTCCCTCGCCTTGCAGCGAGTCCGGAAACCGTCTTTACGGGAATTGTGTTTGGAGAAACCAATGATCGGCACTTCTCTCCGACAGCCTCCACAAAATTTGGTCGTATTTCTCATATCCCGCGGAAACTGAAAACGAAGCGCTCCTTGCGCTCGTTCACTCCGTGAATGTTGGACCGGCCGACGGTTGGCACCGACACTAGCATGAGGTAGGACTTGTTCCCGTGGTGGACGGCCTCGCGGCTCACCAGAATCTCGCACCCATTGGCGTAAAAGGCGTACTCGGACTTGGGGTCGAGGGGAATGGGGTTAGAGACGAAAAGAAGGGCCCGATCCGGCATCGCTGTCGAATCAGGCCATGGAGAGACCAGTATGCCGCTCTCATCCACAGAATCGACCCGGACAGGGTCTCCTTTGTAGAATTTTTCGGGAGAGAGGATGTGTAGATTACGGTTCATGCCCCAGAAGACAGCCCGATAGTGGACGCCGTCGTGGCCGGCGAAATCATAGCCGATGCTATGTGGCACGGCTTCCACTGCTACGGGCGCCGCGACTCTATCTCAGCGCTGACCGACGCTACCCCCCGGCCCGGCGTAACCACGAAATCGGCCGGGCTCGGTAGCGTCTGGCGGTAGGCCTCGGCGTCAGCCTCGGACGGGAAGTCTTGGACCAGTCCGCCGGTCTTCTTATCGACCACGTTGTACCGGACCCCGACCTGCTGGTAGTCCACCCGGGAGCCGGCCGGGAACTCCTTCTCCTCCAGGGAGACCCGGGCATCCGTCTGGAACTCGTACGGCCCGTCGAGCCGGGCGCCCCCCGGAGAGACCACGTACCACCCCGAAGAATCTTCCTCTCCATCGTTTTCCAGAGGGCCGAAGTCCTCGGGCCGGTAGGTCTTGATGAAGCGCCTGAGTCGCCGGACAATGCCCGGATCCTCGTCCATAGCCTGGTGGACTGCCGTTTCGGGATCCTTCTCGGCGCCGTACGAAGCTACGGCATCAGCGAAGTGTCGGCCGTACACGGAGTCCAAGTGGTCTCGAACGACGCTATCGGTAGCCTCGGGCACGGCCGCCAACAGCGCATTTGCGGCGACGTCCCAGATGGACTTGACCTTCTCCTCGTCTCCGAGTTTCTGGGCGATGGTGCCGTGGAATCCGTGCTTAAGATTTCTCGTGCTCTTGGCCATGGCTTTCTGGGGAGTCCTCGCTGCGTGTCAGGAGAAATGTTCCGGACCACGGCGCGACCGGCAAGCTTCGGGCCCCCGCAAGGGCCCGTTGCCTACGCCCGGAGTCCGGGGGTGACCCGGACGGGCGCCCTTCGGACGTTCTGTCAGGCCAGCTTCAAGTAGCCGAACTTCTCATCCTCGTAGCTGACGTCTCCCTCCAGCGTAACGCAGCCGGCCTTGACGTGCATGACGATGCCGGTGTCGACCGTCTTGTTGGTTTTGCGGTCGAAGACGCGGATCAGGTTGCCCGGGCTGATGGCGCGGGCGACGATGCCCGACTCGTGCATTTCGCCGCCGTTCGAGTCCAGCGTGTGGTCGGTGTTGCTGACCTTCGGCATCGGGGTGTCATCGGTGCCGTCCAGGTTCGGGCCTTCCTTGCCCGAGTCCTTGGTGTCGTGCTGCTTGCCGGCGTCCGCAACGGCCTGATTAACCTTGCCGGCGACCGCGTCACGGTTCAGCTCGCCGCTGGCGCCCGCGCTGATCTGCTCGGCGCTGCCGATCGTGGTGTCGACATCGATGCCCGCTTCCTTCAGGATGTCGTTGATGACGCGCCGACGGATGGCTTCGAGGCGGGTGCGCTTGCTCTTGGCCGCCTTGGACTCCTCAGGCCTACCGGGCCTGCCGGGCTCGCCGCCGGCCGGTGGCATGTCGTCGCCGCCCATTTCGTCATCTTCGTCTCCCGTGTCCGGCCCAACTGGGGTCGCCTGATCGTCGACAACTTCGGCCGTATCGCCGACTGCCGCTTGTGCCGTTTCGGGCGAGTCGAACGGTCCGACGAAAACCTGCCCGTTGTTGACCTTGATCGTGGCGTCACCACCCGTGTCGACGGAGACGTAGTACATCTCGTCTTCCATCTCGTCTTCCTTGACGAGCCGCAGCTTCCGGCCGCCGACTGTCTTCCCGTGGAGTTTGGATGCCTCCTGAAAATTCAACTTGCGCTTCGCGCTGGCCATTTTTCCGCTTCCTTCTATATCTTGGGGTTAGGGGGCTAGAATATACGACGCCGTGTAGCGCCTACTGCGAATCTCGCTCTGGTATGGTCCCTTGCTTTTATAGGGCCGACAATGGTGGGGCGTAAGCCAGTTAGGTTATAAATTGCGGGGCGCAGCGTCACCGAGCCCTCCGACCGCAACGAGTGGACTTCGAGTCCCAGTGCGGGGCCGAGATCTTACCAAGGAGTAGGTCATAGGCGGCACGAATGTCTCGCTCGACGTCCGGATCCAATTTATCCTCCTTGCCAGGAGCCGTCTCCGCGTTGGAGCAGTGGATCCCGAGGTCGTGGGAGACGGTAGCCTCCTCCTTCGGGGGGACGATCGCCGGTTCGTCCTTGGGCGGCTTGTGGGCCGGGATGATGAGGTAGAGGCGGGACCCCGGATGCTTCAACGGACGGAGTTCCCGAAAACACTCCGGACACTGTACTGTGTAACAATCCGTCTCGGGATCCAGCCGCGCTCCGGCTTCCGACGATAGCATGGACCGGCGGGAACCGGCGCACAGGCGCTTGTCGAAAGCCAACGTCTTGCTCACGGCCGGGCCCTCACCAGGGCTTTAACTAGCCGGGCCTTCCGGGCGATCACCGCGCCTTCTTCGGCTTCGTCTCGTCGACGACGACGACGATCGGGATGCCGCGGTTGGTGGCGTCCGTCACGGCCTCGATCATGCGCTGAACGTGGTCCTTGTTGGTATGGCTTTCGCCGGGACCGCCGATCTTTTTGTTATTGGTCGAGCGGCCCTGCCACCGCCACTGGCCGGTGGCCTTTGAGCGGATGAGATCCACGTGGTCCAATACGAACTCCACGGGTTTCAGTCTGGTAGTCGCCATCGTTGTTCTCCTTGGTCAAGAATATCTACGGCTGACGAGGGACTCCACCAGCCGCATCTTCCGGTACACGTACCGAGTGGTCCTGAACTCGAAGCCCTGCATTAACCCGTACATCACTTGACCGTAGTCTTCGTAATGCTCTCCGAGATCCAAGAGGGCCTCGTCATGATCCGGTACCGTCCACAGCGGCTTTCCTTCCAGGGCCCGCCCGTTAGGGCCGACTTGCCGTCGTTCCATTACTACCACCGTCAATCCAGCAAGTAGCGCTTTACCGTCACCATCTTGGTCATCGTGTCAACCTCGACGATAGCTGCGGAACCAAGCCGCTGTTGGAGGGCCGACTTAATATCTCCCGGTCCGAGCGACTCGGTCAATGCCATGCCCTTCAGCTTTCCCTGGAACTCCGCATCCAGACACTCAATCTTGTAATTCATATCTGCCCTCTTTGACGGTCGGAGCGGTCCGGCCCCTAGGCGCGGCCGGCCGACGCTGACTTGGTGCCGGTGCCCCGACCGTCCTTACCGACAAACTGGCCGACGACGTTGCCCTTGTCATCCATCGCCGTGGTGACCTCGTTGTCGCCGACCTGCTCGGAGTCGAAGTTGACCCTCCCGGAGCGGCCGAGGTCGTCGCGCCACTGCTTCTTGTCCGAGAACGTCTGGCCGGACTCCACCTTGGAGGAGTAGATCTCCCCGGTGCCGGCCTTGGCGTCCCACTTCCCGACCTCGCGGCCGTCCCCGCTGCGCCCGAGGGCGCCGTCGCCCTCCGTGCCCTCGATGGTCGCCCCGGGGTAGGACTTCCGGAGCATCGAGCGCCACATCATGAAGGAGAACTGCTTGGACCCGACCACCTTCCCCTCCCCGAACGGAATGGCATCGTCGACCGGTTCGTCGTAGGCCGGTTCCGGGCCGTCCCGGAAGACCACCTGCAGGTCGTCCAGGCCGGACTCGTGGCCGTGCTCCTCGATCCAGGTCTCGGCGTCCGTCTGGAAGGCGTACGGGGAGTTGGACTGCGGGACCACGTAGCCGCGCTTGTCCAGCACGTACCAGCCGCCCGGGACCCCGGGCTCACCCACCTCGTAGGACGACAAGGGGAACTCCTCCAGATCTCGCTCGTGTGGAGTCTCGCGGAGGGATGCCTCTTCTTTTCCCGGCTTCCAGTCGTCCTTGACCCAGTGCGAGGCCGTGCCGACCGCGTCCTCGTAGTCATCCGTAAAGTAGTCGGCCGCCTCTTCGTACCCGCGCACCGGGTGCGTAAACTTAACGACGTATTCGCCGGTATCGGACTCCTTGTAGACCTTGGCCAGACGCCCGTCGCAGAACTTCTTGTCGACAAGCCGGAGAGATTCCCCCAGGCCCAGCTTGGAGCGCAGTTGCTGAAGGAGCTCCACGCACCGTTCCGGATCGTTGGAAGTGCTGGCATCCAGTATGCCAGCCTGACACTTGCCTATTAGGCTTTGCTTTTCCGGGAAACGTCTCGACCACTGATCGAGGATCGCGGCTAGCTGCCGAGTCTCGCTCTCTAGCTCCCCCGGCACCGTGCGATAGACGCGTTTGGCAGCAGCGCCTGCTAGCTTCCCGATCATCCGGTCAATCCAATCAGCAAAGCCCCCATCACCAACGGCCTCATCCAGCCATCCTTTCTTGCCGTCCCACTGTCCAAGAAGTTTGTCACCACGGCGCAGCTGGCATACCCGCTCTGTCTTCCCGGAGCCGGGCCTAGACCGGTCGGGTGGGCAGAGCATCAGGGCCGGGAGCTCAGCCGCGCCGAACTTCGCCTCGGCGGCGGCCATCCACTGGCCGTAGTCCGCGTAGGTGACCGACTCGCGGGGCCCGGACGCCCGGATACCTTTCAACGCATCCGGCGGCGGGGTAAAGTTGATGGCGACGTAGTGTTGCATGTACTCGGGATCATCGGCGTCCCTCTCCGGATCGTCCGTCTCGCCCGGTCCCGGGACATCTTCGTCCTGATTGCCCCAACCGTCGGGCAGGCCGATGGCCGCCACGTCATGCCCCTCCTGCGCGAGTTGTTCCACGGCGTCATCGTAGGCTTCCGCCTGTGTGATACCACAACCGACGACCGACTCATCCCAACCGGAGTCTATGTTGCTGTGTCCTTGGAAGTAGGATGGGCTGTCGATGCCGAGGTCGACGATCTCGTAAGTGACCCCGTCGAGCTCATTTAGGCCGCCTGCCTCGTGCTTCCACTTCCGGGCGTTGCGGGCGAAGTTGGCCATCTTCCGGGCGTGTGGGTCCTTGGAGCGCAGTCCCTTCTGGATGTCCTTCCCGGTGACCGGGCTGTCGTCCTTCTTGCCGAGCCACCTGTGGAAGCCACCCTTCTTGACGTTGATGGTCTCCCCAAGCCCGATGTCCATCCCGCGGTACCATTCGAGGTCATCCGCCGGAAGCCCGTGCCGCTCCCACGCTACTTCGATCTCGGCCCACGTGAAGAAGCCCTGCCCGGAGGCGCGGATCTCGTTCTCAAACTCCCTCAGCGGGCCGGCGATGGAGCCGTCCTCGTCGGCGTTACCGATCTCATCCACGAGCCCGTCCACGATCTCCTGCCTCGTGAGACCTTCAGCCGACTCGAACACATTCCCGGCGTCGATCCGCATATTGAACTGGCCGCGGGTGACGTCGATCTCTCCTGCCTGTCGCAGGGCACCTTCGTCCTTCTGCGAGAGCGTGACGAGGTAGGTCTCCGACTCGGCCTCGTTGAGATCCATCGGGTCGATCTTCCGCAGGCTGAGGGCGGCCTTCGCCTCCGGTACGTCGGCTCGGGTGATCGGGCGTCCGTTGCGGGTGATCCAAGCCTCCAGACCGTCGACGGCCTCTTCCTTCTCTCCGGGCATGGGTTTGCGCGGGAGCGCCGGAAAGCCAGCCGTCCCGAGCATGGCGCGGGAACTGATGATGCCGGTCGAGGCAATCACGGACTCGGTCTTGCCGCCCCGATCCAACACCGCCCAGTACTCGAAATGGGTAGTACGCAAGCCGGAGCTCATAAACCGCAAGCAGCGGGCAGCTTCAGCGGCGGCCTCGGCCTGATTGGCAAAGGACTGTACCTGACCGTCCTTACCCTTCAGGTACGCCGTCCGAGTGCCAGTGACACCGCCGGAGACGCGGCACATCACACGCCAGACGCCCTCCCCAGCCTCGAACAGGCGGGAGCGGTACTCGATATCAGCCATAACGGCGGCCTCGCCGACCGGCTCGGCCGCAGCAGTATTGTCGGGGCGCGGCTCCTGATCGGCGGCCGGAAAGGCCGGCTCCCCGCCGGGCTCTTCCCCGCCCTCGGGAGCACCGTGCTTCAAATCCATGTTGACGAACTTCTGGTACGCGGTCAGGGCGTCGTTGAAGGAGCCGTGCGTGGACACCACATCCGACAAGTGCGGGAAGACCTGGCCCTTGACGGCCCGGTTGTCCGGGTCCTTGATAACGGCGAACTTGCCGAGCTTGTGGTCCTCGGGGAGCTCGACGAGCTTGTAGCCGGCCTCGTTGCCGAGAATGTCGACGATCGTGAACTCGCCCGTCTCGGGCGCGAAGTTCTCGGGACTGTCGGGCCCCGGCGGCGGCGTTTCCGCGGCTGCTGACGCCGCCGTTTCCGGGTTGTCGGGGAGGCCGGTCGGCGTCTCGGCAGACATGCCCGGCATCGGGTCGTCCTCGGCGATGCGAGCACGGCGCATTGCGGCGGCGCCCCCGAGAGCCATGACGTTGAGAACGCCGGAGGGCGGAGCCCCGCGGGGCCGGACGACAGCAATGCCGTCCGCTACGTCGATACCGAATCCGCCGGACTCGCGGCGGGCCGCGGGCTGCTTGTGCGATCTCTTCTTCATGTCGTCGTCCTCACCTGTCGCGCATTGCTCGTTGCCACGCCCCATCGATGACCAAGATGGCAGAGTCCTCGTGGACCACGACCGCCATCATGACCACCCGCGCCCCGAGAGCGGCGGCGATCTCGTTGGCGCTGAGCTCTTCGCCAAGGTCAGTCACTGTTGGGTCGTTGCCTCCATAGGTGGGAAATTTAGCGTCTGGGTCCGAAACAGACTGCTCCTCCACCAGCTTCCTTCCTTTGCGGCGAACGATCTCCAACGGCTTCTTCATTGCATTTCTCCGGGTTCGGCGAGTGCTTCGTCTTCCGTGAGTTCCCGCAGTTCTCCGGTCTCCTTGTGATACAGGTACACGGAATCGAACTGCAGCAAATAGGTCTCGAAGTCGAGGATGGACGTGGCCGGGGTCGGCTGGGCGTCCTGTATGGCTGAGGCGATCTCGACCTTGGTGGCCGGGTCGTCCCACTGCTCGTACAGGTCGGTCTTGTCGAAGGTACCGTACACCGACTCGGCGACGTCCCCGTTCGTGTAACCGATGACGGCTGTACGCCGGCCTTGGTCCGAGAAGTGGATGACGTAGCCGGTGCGCAAGACGTCCGGGAGACGAGCGGACCGGAAGAGATCCGCCACCGACTCCGCCATCCTCTGTAAGACGAAGCCGGGCGTCTCCCCGGAGTACCGGGGCCACGCGGCGGCGTCATCGATCCGTTGAGCCGTGACATCCCCGGGGCCGAAAGTGACATCGGGGACCTTCACTCGGCCCCGACCGCCCGAACGCTCGTAAAGCTCCCGGGGGATGTCGACCACGTACACGCCGTCATCGACGAGGGCCATGACCTCGGAGTGGCGGTCGCGGCCGGAGCGGACGGCCGGGATGTCGGAGTCATTCAGTACGGCGGCGATGGCGTCGCCGATCGCCTCGCGGACACTGGTAGGGCCCGTCGGGTCCCACGCGTCGTATACTCCTTGTGCTGCTTTGCACATCTCCGACCTTACCGATGGGGGAAGTATTCCGGAGTCCTCCACCACTCTCCTCGTGCTCTCTTCGGTGCTTGCCGGGGCCCTTCGGCCGATCATGCTGCCGGTCACGACCTTGGCCTGTGCGTACTTAGTCTCGATCTCGGCCGGAGTACAGTGGACGTTCAGGTACTTGATGACCGACTCTGGGTCGAGCTCCGAAATCTGGCGAGCCCGAGTATAGACGGCTGCAGGATCCCCTTCTTTAGCCCGGAGCAGACGGTCCTTCTTGCCACGAACGGAGAGGATCAGAACCCGGCGGGCGGTGTCGAGGGTAAGGGAGGCCATGTTAGGCGAGAATAACGTCGGACTCGGCCTGCGTCAGGAGGCCGACGGATACTAGCGCAACCATCCCGGCGACTACCAACGAATCGGTCTTGACGATATTCGGGAAGAACACCAGCAGAAAAAGGAAGTCGGAGAGCGGAGCGCCCGTACCTGCCGGATCCGCGAGATAGGCGGCCCACTCCAAAGCGGCGGCCTTCCGAATACGGGACCGCTGTGGCTCCGTAAACCTGCGAAGGAAACCGCCGCCGCTGATCTGCGAGATCTGGTCCGCGACCGTAGGCTTCGGTCCGAGGGCCGGAGCATCCGAAGGCATGAAGGCGGGCGGGCGGCCCGGCAGCCCGGCCCCGGCCGTGTAGATCCAACCGACCTTGACGAAGGGTGGGCACTCCACAACCGTCTGACCATCCGGCGGCGTCGGCGGAGAACCAGCCTCCACGGGGTCGGCCTGTACCACCCGGTCCTTGATGAATGCGAATTTCACCGAATACTCCTGCGCGGCTAATGCCGCTTCCGTTCAACCGGTTCCGCTCTACTGGAGCGAGCCCCTAACCTTCAACCGTTCGAGCACCTGCTGTTTGATGCGGTTGATCTCCTTCGTTACATCGGCGGCGTGAGCAAACTCCGACCACAGCCACATGAAGCAGACGTAGGACGCATAGAGGATTGCCCCGACCACGGTCGCCGCGGTGGAGATCGATAGGACGAGACGATCCCTGATTGCCTGAATCAGGTCGGTCATCGGAAATCAGGTCCCGACGGCGACCCAGTTAAGATTCTGTGGGGCCGAGGCGGCGATCAGGGCGCCGTTGTCGGCCGCGGTGATCTTCCACGCCTTCAGGATTACCGAACCGGCGGCCGGGGCCCCGCTCTGGTTGCCGATCGTCGCCGAGACGGCGGCCAGGGCCGTGCCGTCCGGGTCGCTCTGCGGGGTGGCGATGACGGCCACCACCGTCGCCAGTCCGGTGACCACCGTGGCCGTGCCGGTAACGGCCGCCACCCCGCGGGCGATCTTGTAGCCGGCCGCGACGCCGCCGATCGAATTCGCGACGTTGGCGCCCGCGTCGGCCGTTGCGTTTACCGCATCGATCAAGTGGAGTACGACGTCCGCGCCGGGGAACTGAGCGGAGTTCTCTTCGATTGCCTTCCTGTACTTGTCGGTCGCGAGACTCATTTCCTATCTCCTTGTTGATTGATGATCACAATATCATCGGCCGAAAGGCCGTACTGCTGCAGGAGCGTTTCGAGATTGTCCCCCGTCGCCACCACCTGATGCTTGTGCCGCCCGGCATCGTACTCCCACACGCCATATTGCGGCAGGGTCATCACCGTTTCTCCGCCAGTTCCAGTCACTGGCTGTGGGAAGCCGAAATCGGTAATAAAGGGCCGGAGACCGGACTCGGACTTCCCGACCAATGAACCGAGGAGCTCCTCGTAGTCGGCCATAGTAAGCACGTTACCGGCCGCCATGGCGGCGGTCATCCTCTCCGCGGCGCGGTGGAGGGTCTGATCGTCCTTGGCATCCTCCCGGGAAAACTCCATCACCCGAATCAAAAGCGGGACGTCCATCTGGATGACATCCGGACGGTCGAGCACTGCCTCCACCGCGGCGTGGAGGTCGGCCAGCGCCGCGGAGTCCACCCTCGTCCCGTAGATGACGTCCGAGGTGTCGTCCCCCTCGTCAGGCTGCTCGTCCGGGTCCTTCCGCGGGATCTTCTTCCGACGCGGGTGGTGCGGGTCGGCGTCCGGGAGTAGCCGCTGGCGCGGGCTGGACTCCGCGGCGGGCGGCTTCCGCTGGTAGTCGAAGGCGTCGGGAGGGTCGTCGGGGTAGTACCGCTTCCAGTCGTTCTTCGGCTTGCCCGGGACGACGTTGCCGTCCCGCTGCTTGATGCGCATCAGGTCGAGGGCGTCGTTCTGGAGGTCCTCCAGCTCCTGCTCCAGCAAGCCGGGGTCGGTCACCCACCGCTGGTAGGTGCCGGACCCCTTGGAGGCGCTGAAACCGCGGGTCTTGTTCCCCTTCACGGGGATCCAGCGGACGCTGTTGATCGGCATGAGGGGCGGGAGGTCGGCCAGGAAGACCCCCTTCGGGACGTCCGGCACGGGGATGCGCACGACGTCCACCACCAGCGAGTTGCGGGGATCCTCCCTCCGCAGGTCCTCGGGGAGCGGCCCCTCCACGTCCAGTATCGGCCTGACGCTGTCGTGGGGGATCTCGTACTGCTCCACCACCTGGCACCACGCCACCCTGTTGTTGCGCATCCGGCACTGGATGTGGATCAGGGCCTCGGGGAGGCGCTCCTTCTCCAGGGCGATCTTCCGGGCGACGCGGGCGTCCCACTCCTCCTGCCCCCGGGTCCACTGGTAGTGCATCCTGGACTCGTCGAGGTCCCCCTCCCCGGTGTAGGGGCGCTCCCTCGGCCGCCGAAGGGCCCTCGGGGCGACCCCGTGCGCCTTGATGTAGTCGGCGGCGAGCTTGGCGATCCCCCACAGCTTGTCGACCGCGTCCACCACCGCGCCGGCCGAAGCCCGTGGCCCGCCGAGCTGCCACTCGAAGTAGATCCTCTCGAACTCGTCGAAGGCCGCGTCGAACTCGCCCCGCATCCGCTCGTCGACCTCCGTCGGGAGCTTCTTGACCCAGTGTTCGAACTCGATCCCCGCCTGCGCGGCGTCCTCGTCCCGACCCTCGGCCAGAGCGGACTCCCACTTGTTCTCCTTGTCGTCCAGGTAGGCTCGATCTCCCCTAGGTGGTGGGCTGTCAAGACTTTGAAGGAACTCCGCTAGTTCATCGGCAATGTCGTTGATGTCGTTGATAGCAGCGTAACAATTATCATTGGAATCTTCATCTTCCATGCCCTCGCCGAAGCGGTCACAAGCCTCTAGGAATTCCGCCACGAACCGTTCGTACTCTACCCGGTGACCTCGGCCGAGTTTCTTGATAAGCCGATAAAAATTACTAGCCGCATCGGCCTGATCGTCCTCAATGTTCTCGACGACCAGCCGGCACCCCTTCAGGTGGTCCGGGCCGACCACGATCTCGGACTCTCCGAGCTTTGGGAGGACGCGGTAGTCGCGCTGCATCATTCGCAGCTGGTGGAGGGCGTCCTGTTCCAGGTCCTCCAGCTCGTAGGCGAGCTCGGCGTCGTCCGGGTCGAGAATCCAGCGGCTGTAGATCAGGCTCCCGTCGTGCGGTTGGGAGTACAAGATCCGATTACCAGCGGTATACATGTTCCCGGCCCACATCCAGCGTAGGTCCTCCGGCTCCAGCGTCGG